TTATCTTAATTGATACTCCTTACCATAAACAAAAACCCAAACCCAAACATTTTTAGGCTTATGACCTAGTACTTTTTCAAATTCTCTTTCTTCAAAATCATCAATGGTTGCTAAATCTGATAAAGCTGTTAAATTTGTTTCTAACAATCCGATTCTAGTACCATTTTCTTTTGTAAAATAAAGTGAACCCATGCGATGACCTCCATATAAATTAAATTAATTATAACAAAAAAAGCCACTCTAGGATTAATTTCCTAAAGTGGCTTTTAATTAGTCGATTTTACCTAGTGGTTTATCATATTTATCTCGCGCAACAATATATCCATAAGTACTAGTAGCTCTCGGTTGTCTCAGCCATAAGCGTTTTGGTCCTTGCAGAGTTGCATCAAATTTAATCACATCCCCTTTCTTTAATAACGCAATTGAAGGGGAATCAATGTGTGGACTTTCATGCAAGTGTAAATCTTCAGCTAACGTAAAAGTTCCTGATTTCTTTACCCACTTTGATTTATTAGCGCCTTTAGGGGCACCTTCAGGATTAAATAGGTTAATAGCATTATCAGTTACTGTAATTGAACCATCTACCTTATAACCTAAAAGATTATCAGTATATTGCCATAAATCTACGTAATCTGCAGATGGAAAGTAATTAAAATCTGGATTCTTATTTGCAGCCTTACCATTTGCAAGTGGATAAGCTGCTAACCAGAATAAATCCATATATGGCTTGATTTTTTTTAAATTGAATCCATCAAGTAAATATTTGTAAGTATAGAATCCTGATTTATATCCCGCTTTGCGAATCTCATTAAGGAATGTAATTACTGAAGATGTGGGCATATCTTTAATTTCTGCATCAAGGATTAATAAAGTATTCTTTTTTACATTAAATAACTTTTCAGCATTCTTAATAAAATATTTTGCTTCTTTTACTGCATCTCCATCATTGTGAAATCTTCCAAAATGATAAAAAGCAAAACCTTTTACACCACCTAAGGCAGATCTATTTACTAACGCCTTAGCACACTCATTAACATAATTAGTGTTTTCGCTAGTCTTAACAATCGCATACTTTGCACCAATTTTTTTATAGTCCTGCACGGATAAATTTGCTTGATAATTAGCTAAATCAATTACAATTTCTCTAGCCATTATTCAACACCATCTTTCTTACGTTCATTTACAGCCATTTCAATGGCACCACCAGCAACATCAGGATTATTAGCTACAACTTTAGCTACTTCACCAGGTTTATCTTCAACAGCTTCGCTTAATTTTTTAGTTGCTTTAGCCTTTTTTTCTTCATCGCTACCTTTTAAAGCATCAAACTGGGCAACGATCATACGTGCTAAATCAAACACATCATCAGTAGTTAAAGGTTGCTTAGTCTTATAAACTTTTTCAATTAAAGTTAAAAATCCAGCAATGATTACAATAAAAATAGCCACTGTTGTGGCTACATCTACAATATTTAAATTACCCATTCTTTTTTCCTTTCAAACTTGTAACTTGATCTTTCAAATCACGAATTTCATTTCTTAACTGATCTATAGTATCTTCATCCTCAAGCCATTTTTTTCGGTAAAATTTTACATCATTTTTTTGATTTTTACTGTCCTTATCCTTTCGATCATCTTTGTATTTTAAGTACCATTGCCAAGCAGATATTAAAGCAGATACTATAGCACCTAGCACTCCACTAGTGAGGATGGTGGTCCATTCCTTATCTATAGCAATCTACTCCTTTCGCTCTATATCGCTTCTTTTCTGTGTGGGACTTTCACGAATCATTAAAAAGGTTAGTAGTAAATAGCCTAACCCTTCAAAAAACAAAGCTAACATTCTACCTGGATCATAAAAGATGATTGAGTGCATCAACTCCATGAAAGTTTCAAAGCCCCAAAATGTAGACGCAAAAACTAGTAAAACCAAATTTGCTTTAATAGGCATATATTTTCTCATGCCTGCAAAGACTAGCCCTACTCCTGTAAGAAAGCCCCAACCACCAATTAAATCAGAATTAATATAAGTATCTGCTCCAGGTGGCCACATGAAATAATGATCATGAAATAGCAAGTCTCCACCTACTCCAATTAATGCGAGTCCCATAATTACATGAATTGGGTTAAAAATTTTTATCCATTTCACATTTCTCACCTACTTTTCAACAGGAATACCAGTAAATTTATACCAGGTTCTCTTATTAGCGGTATTATTTTCAATAAACCTTCTATAAATTGTAGGTACAAAATTATTGGAAGCTACTATTACTTGTTCTTGAAAGGTATTAAAATTTGTTATTTGTAAATAGAAAGGAACAGATTTTACTTCTTCAGGTAATCTTAAAGGTTCACTAATGACCGTAGACGCAAAATCATATCTTCCTTCTTTAGCAGCTTTATAAATTAAATCGCGATTTAAACCATATTTTTCAGCATTAGAAGAATCTATCCTTATAAGCTTTAAATCCATTTTTTTATCAAGATCTGTTTTGTCTGCTTTTTTATCTAGTTCTTCACTAAGTGTGGACTTATTTACTTTTGTAGCTGAAACCGCATTAAGCATATCAACATTAGCTAAAAAAGTTGTATTACCATCATTTTTATAGTAGAGAGTTTCAAATTGTCCTACTGGTCCATTGGGGCTGACAGCACCCTTCTTGAATTCAAGATCACCGATATTTCCAAATTTAACAACAGAAGGATCAGTTTTACTTAAATATTTACCATCTAAGTTTACATTTCCTATACTATCTGGATTTAAACCACTTATTTTCTTAACAGCTTTATATTCCTTCAAAGCTTGCGTCAATTGTGCATGACTAACCAATAGATAATCATCTTTTGCCAATGAGTAGGTAATTGATTCTAAGATTTTTTTAGGATTTAAATATAAGGCATCTTTATCATATCCAAAATTAAATTCACCTTGAGGATCTCCTGCATTATTTAAATATCCACCATTTACCTCGATCCCCCATTTTAACTTTTTAGGTTTAGCATTTTGAATTTCTCTATTAGTTTCAATTTTTGTATAAGTATCAATTTTTCTAGCATAGTTATCGTCCGCTTCTTCTGCGTGCTTTTCCAGTTCTTTACGTTTCACTAATCCATCTGGACTGTATTTAACAGAAATTTTATCCGTACGATCAACATTTAAAAGCAAATCAGCAGTAAAAGTATAAGTGATGTCATTATCTTTTTTAGGTGGAATGATTTCTGGATCGATTGCTTTAGAAATAGCTAAAGGAATAAATAATCCATTAGATGGATCATTGGTTAGTATTACAATTCCATCAATGGTCATTCCATTTTCAAGACCGTTAGCATTATCTATACTTGCACTAAACTCAATTGGATTTTCTAGAGTTTGCTGAAAATCAAAATTAGAGTTGGTTACATTCATATAGGCTACTTTGCCTAATGAATCAAGATTCCCATCTTCTATATTAAGATTTTGAATTTGATTTATACTCATTGTTCTTAAGCTACTATTTTGTACTGCAAGTACTGGAGACACCATAATAGGTATACTGGTACTTAAACTCTTTTTATACATTTGCATCCCAATATTAGTAAAAATTAAATTGCTATATTGCGACATTTCTATCCCTCCTTAGATAATAAACTCCCTTTAATTTGTACTTTAGTGCTACACACTGGCGCTCCTCCTAAATAAAGCATTCCAGAAGATTTTAAATTAGGTAAATCAAGCCTGATTTTTTTACCCATGTTTGCAGGTAAGTAAACATTTAAAATGTATTGCAACTGTTTAATTTTAGCGTCATTAAGATTCGCTCGTTCACCATTTATGATCGCAACACGTTCAGAATGATTTACATTAAAACCTACAGGTAGATTCATGTTTTTCAGAAAGTTTTGCATAAATTTTTTAGTAATAGGTTGTGGCGGCAACATGTGGATTAGAATTGTTTGTTTTCGTTCTTCAAGAGAATCTCCTACATCAGGTACAATTCCTAATTGATTTTCAAAAATTTGAACTCCTTGCAAGTCAGCTGGCATTACATATTCATTGTAAAGAATACGCATTTGCTCTTTTCCAACGCCACCAAGAATAAAATCCTCTGCTTCTAGTAATTTTTCCATTTCATACACGCCTTTATAGTAATCAGGCATGAAATTAGATACTTCTCCTTTAACCGACATCTAATCCCACCTCTCCTAAAATAGGCAATTGAGATGTTTGGTTGTTAAATACTAGTTGGATATCTTCATCTTTTCCATTAAGCTTCGGCAATTGAGCATTATATACTCCTTCAGTTCGCATAATGTTAGCTAAAATTTTTGAACGATAAATTGTTTCCGAATATCCTCTTCCAAGTGTGCTATTAACTATTCCCCACTCTTTACGCAAATCTTTAAAATAATTTTCAAGCTGCTTTTTGATATTCGTTTTAATCAATTCTGCATTGGATTTATTATCGATTGTTAGAGTAGTGTTAATGTTAATCTTCAATTCTTCAGGAGCAACAACTGTTACTTGATGATCAATGGGTGCTAATCCAACTCCTTCAGTTTCGGCATCTTCTGGATCAATTTTTTCTTTTACGTTTTTTAGTAAAGTCTGGCTAGCTGGCATTAGATCATTATTTAAAATTACTAATTTGACTGTACCTGGTCCTTTCCAGATAGGATAAATTTGACCTGCACCCACCTCATCAATTTTGCTAAGCATATCGAGATAATCAGCAATATTACCGCCATAGGCTATCCAAGTGTTTTTACTAAGAAGCCTATTACGTAAATGGTCATCAGTTTCAACATCCCTAGCAGGAGCGGTAACTTCAATAATTTCTGCCCAACTTAATTGATCATTAGGTGTTACTGGCAAAATTTGACCAATATAGGCATTAGATTGACTTCCTGCCTCTTCCGCTTTTAGTTGCCCAGTAAGATCATCATCAATCTTTGTGACAGTATAAAAAATAGGCGTTTCACCGATACTTGCAAATCGATCGCCTATTCTTACGTTATTTATTGGATTTCCATCACTATCAAGAAATTTTGCTTTAACTTCAGTATATGTTGCAGGATAGCGATTCGTACCACGCTCTATTGCACGATAATCTAAAAATTCCCCTGTCGCAGTTTGGACATAAGTTTCTCTAACCATCATTGCCATAGTTAAACTTTGTTGTGCAATAACCATGGCTGCTGGTGCTACTGCATCAAAAATAATTGATCCTTCCCGTTTGTCAATATTTTCAGGAATTTTGCTCATGATTTCTTCAAGCCAATATTCATAATCCCGACTTTCAAACTCTTCGGCCAAATCTTTAGGACTCATTATTTAAATTCACCTCTTCATCTATTGCTATATCTCCATATACTGTAGAACATCTCCCTTTAACAGCTAATTTGTTATTTTCTAGAGGTTCAATAGTATCAACTTCAACATCTTCAACTCGATCATCTGCTTCCAAAGCTTCAGTAATCATTCTTTCAACTTCTACTACAGCATAATCACGATCTTCACCAATTAAATCGTATAGATCATTACCATACTGATCCGAATAGATAGGATATACAAACCGTTCTGTTTTTAAAATTTTATCAATTGCCTGTTCCATTGCGGGTAATCCATCAAACTTATTTCTAATTCGCCCATGGTAGATTTGAAAAGTTAAGGTAGAATTTTCATCTTCTTCATTATCATTATTTTCTTCTTGAGCATCTGCTTCATCCTGCTCAATAATTAATTCTTCTCCTTCAAAACCTGTTTCCTCAAAATCATCTTGATCTTCTTCAATAATGATATCTTCATCATCCATTTACCTTACCTCCTCTCAAAAACCATATCCGTCTTTATCAACACGCTCAAACAAATAATATTGTTGTCCTCCATCCATACGAATTAGAGTAACTTTATCATCTTTTTCAAGTGAGTTATCGAATTCAATTTCAAATTTATCTTTTGGAAAATTAAGCTCTATACTTTTTATGTCTGCAGTATCATGATGACCATGAAAAGTCATATCTGCACTTCCTTTAAATTTAGCTTTACCTTGTAACTTAAATTTTCCGATGTGCTTTCCCATTACAATAAAATCATCTGTAATAATTAATTGGTTTGATAATTGAACTTTTAATGGGGATGCTTGAATCACTACCCCATATACAATGTCGGCGTAATCACTAGGATTACCACCTTTACTATTCATTAATTCGAAGAGTCGTTCCCCAACCATTGTTCTCCTACTTTCATTTCTAAATTAACGGTATAATCCGTATCAAAATTATGGGTAGCCTTTAAGATAGGACAATTATTGAATTTCTTTTTCATATCTTTCAGATAAACTGTTACAGCATTCCCAGCTCTTAAATCCACATTCCCTTTAGTAGTAATACTCAACTCTTTATTAGCTAGATTTTTTTGCTTAAGAAGATCCTTAGCTTGTGCCACCATTTGGGCATGATTAGCTTTTTCCTTCTTATTTTGAGTAATTTGTAATTTTCCCCACTGTTGTGGTGATCTACCTATAGCATCCGCAAAACTAAAAGAAGTATTTTCGGGGGTTTCCTTTTCTGTCGCCTTTTTAGCTTTTCTTTTCCCTTTTCCTCTAGCAGTAGCCGATTTACTTTGTGACTTTTTAGAATCCTTTTGCACAATTCTGACTACATTTGCAGTATTTTCAATATCAACAGAATAATTAAAGTCGCTTATTACTGTACGACTATCAACAATAATTTTGAGTTTTTTATAAGGAGCTCTCCTTAATTCAACCTTGTCATAATTTGTTGCTATGAAATACATATGATTAGTTGATAAGTAAGTTTTATTAATTGCAGACTTAAGCATATCAAAATAAGATTTCCCATCACATATTTCAGCAGCTACCTTATGACTAGGTGCATTCTTTACAATATGAGAAATACCAGCGCGAGAACAAACTTCATTAAAGCGATCAGCAACAGTATTTGTTTTAAAGACAATTGAATCTTGATTCTTTAAATATCTCATCTTGTCGTAGCAGGTAACACTAATTACTTTGTCTTTTTTTACAGAGTACTTCCAAACATATCCATAAAAAATTTTATGTTTATCCCATCTAAAAGTAATAATGTCTCCAGTATAAGGAATAACTAAAGTTCTATTGTCTCCTTCATATAAATCAAAAGTTAATTCCCCAGCCGAGAAGTTAAGATCAGTTACCCATTTGATATTAGTAACATTATTTTTTAGATCATATCCTGTTCCTTTAGGATTTTTACGGCTTTTTCTGTAAAGATTGCTACGTCTATATAAATGTAAAGTAGTTACCGTCATACCCTTTTAACCTCACTCCTCTTAACCCAACCACGAGCAATACCACCTATCCCTACACATACTGGATATTTACGACCAGGCACAATATATATTACTTGACGAGTTGCATTCTTTTCATACATTCCAGGTCCTCGACCGTAACTATCTAAATGTAGCCGTCCATTAACTTTAACAGTAGACCCAATCCCAATTTTTTTAGGAGGTGCTGCTCTTTTCTTTTTACTTTTTCTAGCTCCTTTTTTCTTTTTTAACTTTTTATAAGCAAAAGAACGGTATTGTTTCAATGATAAAGTATATAAATACTCATCACGATTACCGTTCTTTAATGCATATTTGAAGCTTTTGATAGACATCAGCAAACTAATTTTAGTTCCAGCAATTACCACCCGAACCTTGTGTTTCTTACTTTGAATCTTTTTAATTTTCTTGATATAAGTATTAGGTTTCCATAATTTTTTTGAGCTGGTATACGGGGTTTTTCTTATAGGAAATGAACTCTCAATATTTAACTCCGTAAGCTTTAGATTGCCCAATACATTAACTTCTCCCAAATTGAGGATATTTTCAGATTTGTCATTGGTTTCATATTTTAATTCTATTTCAGCAGGATTAACGGGTAATTCTATTTTGGATTTAGTAGTATTATCCGTAATATATACGGCAAAACCATGTAAAGGCATATTCTTCCTCCATTAATACAATGATTTGTTTTTTGCTTCAATGATTTTTTGTTCCAATCTCTTTAAAAGTTCATCAGCATCATAGTCTGCGTTTCCAGTACTATTAATTACAATAGCTCCATCTGTAAAGTTAATTTGAATACTATTATCAGTACTGTTAGAAGTTAAGCCACCACTTGTTAATGGTGTACTACTGGTAACAACCGACGATCCAACACTTGAAGTCACACCTTTACCACCAGGAACATTATCACTATTAAATACAGGTGAATTAATTGAGGGTGTGATATCGCTAGCATTATCAATAATGTCGCTACTTGCTTTGGTTACTAAACTGGTAGTATTAGTAATTCCGTTAGCTAAACCTTGTCCAATAAAGTCCCCAATAGTCATCCATACCCTAGATGGAGAATGAACTTTAGCTGCTGCTCTTGATGCTCGTTCTGCTTGTGCAATTAAAGCATTAGCCGCTGCTGCTACTGCTCCAATTTGAGAACGCATACCAGCTGCTAAACCTTGTCCAATCATAGCCCCAACACTAAACATAGCTCCTGCGCCTGCTCGTCCTGCTGCTACTGCTTGAGCTACAGATCCTCGCACAGCTGCTACCAACTGAGCACCACCTGCTCTTGCAGCAGCTGCTGCCGCGGCCATTCCTGATGCAACAGCACTAATTACACCTGACATATTTGGTGTTCCTACATGTGGTGCAGGAATAGAAGGTAAACTTGTAGGCACTTGTGGCATAGGAATTATTGGCGTACCAACTTTAGGAGCTGGAATCATAGGCAACCCCATTGGCATAATTGGAGTTGGTACAGTCGGTGTACCTACTCTTGGTGCTGGAATCGTCGGGATACTTCCAAGATATTTAGGAGTTGGTACAACTGGGGTTCCTACTTTTGGAGCTGGAATGCTACTTAAACTAGTTGGCATTCTAGGCGTTGGTACAACTGGAACTCCCACTTTAGGAGCGGGAATAGTTGATAAGGTTCCAGACATTTTAGGAGTTGGGATAGTTGGAGTGCCTACCTTAGGGGCTGGGATTGTTGCTAACCCACTAGGCATTTTAGGGGTTGGAACATGAGGTACTCCTACTTTAGGTGCTGGAATGGTACTTAAAGTATTAGGCATTTTGGGAGTTGGGACATGAGGTGTGCCAACCCTTGGGGCGGGAATAGTTTTCAGAGTACCTGGCATTTGTGGTGTTGGTACTTTTGGTGTTTCAACTTTAGGCGCTAGGATTTTAATACTCTTTAATTGATTTAAAGAACTAACTGCTGTTCTTGCACTGGAAGCTAATTGCTCCATTCCATTTCCTGCGCTAGACAACCCAGATCCTAAACTTGCCAATTTACCTGCACCAACTGCTACAGCTGTTAGTGATTTCGCAATACCCCAAGCACCTATACTAGAAATCGTTTTTAGGCCATCAGCCATCAGCATCATACCTTCTCCAGCATTTCTAGCAGAATTACCGATGGAACTAATAACATTAGCAATACTATTTAAGATTTTGCTAATACCACCACTTATACTATCAACTAATTGAGATAAGGCTTGAGCAATAGCTGTTACACCAGGTGCAGCCGTTGAAGCACCAATACCAACTAACATCAAGCCTGCGCCAACCAGCATTAAACCTGTACCTGCCACCAGTGCTACTGCTGCAACTAGAGTTAAACCTACACCTAATAATAGGATTCCTACTGATGCTACTAAAGAGGTAGCACCAACAAGAACGAGTCCTACTCCTAATAGCAGAATTCCTACAGAAGCTACTAAGGCCATTGCTGCAACTAAAGTAAGACCTACACCGAATAACAGCATACCGACTGCTGCTACCGTTGAAGCAACTCCTACAATTAATAGGCCTGCTCCAAGTAAAATGGCGCCAACTGCTGCAACTGTCATTCCTACAGCAAGTACTAGTAATGATGCACCCAAAAGAATTACTCCAACTGCTCCAACAATTGCTCCTATTCCAAATACAGCGATAGCGCCAGCTAAAGCAAGAATACCAACTGCTGCACTGGTTCCATATTGTGATAGCAAAGGCAATTGAGTGGCTAATAAGGCAATTCCTGCACTAGCAATAAATATTGCAGCACCTATCACTAATAAGGCACCTGCAAATACTAAAAATCCAGCAGCACTCGCAATAAAGGCAGGTCCTAGTAGTTTAACTACTCCTGCTAATAAAGCAATAGCAGCAAACATACCAAAGAAGACAGCAATAGCGCCTCCTCCTGCACTCGCTAATTGAGTTGCACTATCAGTCATTAGTTTAAAGCCTGCCCCGACCAAAGTAACAGCTCCTCCTACCATCAATAGTGCTCCTGCTAATTTTAGGTAAGCTGCTGCATTTTGAAGAATACCTCCAGGTTTAGGCGTTTCTGGAGTCTTAGGGGTACTAGGTGTTTTAGGAGTTTCAGGCATTTTAGGAGTTTCCATTTTTTTGTTTTTAAACGCATCAAGAATAGATTTTATTCCATTTTTGAAACCTCCGTTTTTAAAGGCACCGAAAATTTCTTTAATTCCTGTACCAAACTTTTTGGCTCCATTTTTAAAAATAATGAAGGCACCTATTAAGTCGACAAGTCCTCCAACTGCTCCTTTAAGAGCACCTCCTACCATCTTTATACCTTTAAGAATCATAAAGGCCATAGCTAATTTTTCAATAGCACTAGCTATTTGTTTAAGGGTTCCTGGATCTAAATTAGAAATTTGCTGCAAAGCCTTAACAGCCGCCATAATCATTAAGCCTTTAGTTCCTGCCTTTAAAATCATAAAGGCTGTTCCCAATTGCTTTATACTATCTGGGTCTAACTTACCAGTTATTTTTGCAATTGCACTTAAAGCTCCAGCAACAGAAGATAAAGCTCCTCCAGATAATTTACCTAGAGAAGTAAAAATACTATCTCCTCCAGAACTATTATTTAAATTATTAGTTATATTTTTAGCAGCTCCAGCAACATCTAATAATGCACCTTTTACGTCTTCCATTGCACCAGTATCATTAAAAGCATTAAAGAAATCAGTTACACCTAATTTCAAATCATCAAATATAGGCTTTATAACTGCTAAGCTTGTTCTAATACCATTAATTATGCTGTCGACATCAATTTTTTCTAACCCTCCAGCTAAACTATCACCCAAAGCATCGAAATTAATGTCACTCAACGAATCCGTGATTTTTTCTACAGCTTTAATACCAACCTTACCCACCTTATCAAAGGTAGGCTGTAAATTATTAGCTAGAGTTTCTTTTAAGCCGTCTACTGCTTGACCAATTGTTTTATATTGGGTAGCCATCTTTGAAAAGTTAGCATTAGTACCTGTCTTAGCCACTGCATCTAAAAAGTCTTGAGTTTTAACTTTTCCGTCCTGAATATCTTTAATCAGTTGTGTGGTGTTGGTGTGCATGGTTTTAGCCACTGCTGCCATACCTGCAGGAGATTGCTCAAGCATTAGTTTAAAGTCTTGCCATTGAACTTTTGGTTTAGCTGCCATTTGAGTGGCTTGTTCAGATAAAGTTTTCATAGCTTGAGCTGGATTATCTGAAGCGGCTGCTAAGCCCCCAAAACCTTTAACAAGTTTTGCTGTATTTTTAGTTCCAACTGCTGCTAATTGGGCATAAGTACTAGACATATCTGACGCACTGTAGATTGTTTGTTGGGCAAATTTTTGCATATCCTTCTTAGCACTAAGAATCTCAGCTGGAGATTTACCTAGTTCGTGCATATTGCCTTCAAAAGTTTGCCACGATTTAGAAGCTTCATTTAATTCGCCCACCATTGATTGAATGCCAGCAGTGGCCATGCTCATTCCTTTTGATACAGCTCCACCTACTAAATTCGCTCCAAGCATAGATTTAAATAAACCATCACTCTGCCTAGTTGCATTGCTAAAGGCACTCCCACCACTTAGCGTACTTTTTAATTTATTAAATCCAGATTGTCCTTTTGATAATCCTGCACTCAAACGATTTAATGCACCACTAAAAGCGTCATTAATTTTAATTGTTGCGCTTACTGTTGACATTTATTTCCTCCTTTCTTAATTTATGTATAAAAAAAGACACGGTAGAATTTTTACCGTGTCTTAACCGTAACCGCCTTCGCTCTTAGAGCCCCAAAGAATTCGGGGGTTTTAGCAGAGAAAATTACGGTAACTTTTGAACAAACTCTTTAAGGCTATTAATACCTCTCTATAAATAATATAAATATTATTTATCTTTACCAATATTAAAGTGTAGTAGTATAACTAAGTAATATAAGCCTAGATACATCAATACTTTCCAGGGTTATGGTAACTATAACCTACTATCACTATCTGTAACCTATAAAAAAAGAAAGACAAAGTCTTTGCATTAAACATGCTTTGACCTTGCCTTTCTTTTTGCTTCGCGTTCTTGTTTTTCCTCTTCTTTTTGTCTTACCTCAATTGATGCGACTATAAGCGCCTTTTCACGAATACTCATTGCAGTCCAAGTTTTAGGCGTCCAGTGGTATTCATTAAGAATATAGTGATATAAAGCAAAGTCACCAATTGAGTCATTAATTAGTTTTTTGCTTCTTCAACCAATTCATCTGGATCTTCATCATTTAAACCTGATAAATCCATAACAGCTTGGGATAATTGATTGTATTCTCCAATAGTAAGCATCTTCTTGAGTAATTTTTCTGGATCTCCAGGACAACCATAAGAAGTTTGTAATTCAGCATTATCTAAATCAGGGAATACTACTGAATGAGTTAAGATTAGTCCATTAAACTTATCTTGATCAGTTTGTTGTTCAATTTGATGGGTGCGTTTATTAGTAATACGTCTGGTGGCTTGCTTACGCAATACATCAGTCTCTTCGGCGGTTAAGCTTTGAATTTCAAAATCTGATTTAAATCTCTTGAGGTGTACCTTTCTCTTTTCAATTGGTGAACCTACATTTTCAAGTAAAAAGTCGCTAATATTTGTAGTCATAATATTATTTCTCCTTAAATTTTATTAGTAATCAATAGTAGCTGGCATTCCATCAAATTCCTTAACAAGGCTAATTCCTTCAAAAGTGAAATCTGATTCCCATTGCATAACGCCATCATCCGCTTCAAAATCTGCGATTGGAACATCATCCAAGTTAACATCTTTAAGTAAGACAGTTTGAGTACCTACATGAGATGTTGGATCATGAATGGTTAAAGTTGCTTTAAAGTATAAATCCCCACCTTGTTGAGTATAAGGAATAGCATATTTAATCCAATTAGAATTGATTACAAAGCCACCTAAAGTACCTGTTCCTTCAACAGAAGTGGTCTTCTTATGTTTCCAGTGAGTACCTAATGTTTGAACATCTTCCTTGTTCTTTTCTAATTTGGCAGTAAATTTATTACATTCGATCAATTTAATAATTTTACCGTTAATTTCAAGATCAATGTGAGCATCTTTAGTTGAGATGGTATCACGTCCATTTAAAAATGAATCTAAAGACATATATTATTTCTCCTATCTTACAGTAATAGTTACATAAAGCTTTTCCATAGCATCGACTGGTTGTACTGATAAATTCATTACAACTGCGTCGCTATCTTCTCCACCTAAAACTTCTAAATCGGTTGGAGTAAAGTTTTGAATAATAGATTGTGCCTGTAATCCTTGTAAGTAAGCGGTACGGTTAGCCTTAAACAAATTACGTCCAGCATCATCATTCCCTACTTTACCCAAAAATGAACTTTCAAATACTTGTTGAGTATTTGAACAAATTTCATCAAGTGTACGCATAATACGATTTTTACTAAATTCTTTAGGCTTTTCGCCGCTAAAACTAGTTAAAGTATCAATATCTTGCTCAATAACCACACGGTTGCCTGGACGAGTAGTAAATACAATTTCACCGTTATTAAGGGCAGTAATAGTATCTTCATTATTCAATCTTGGAGACGCTTCTACTGCATCATCAATATCTGCATAAGTTAAGGCTGTGGCAGCATCTGCACTTGCAGACATCCCAGCAAACCGAGCTGTAGCAGTTGGTACATCAATAAGGGTGCCATCATTAAGCAAATAACCATTCTTTACACTTGAGATGCCTTCATAGTTATATGCTACATCTGTAGAGTTAGGGATTACTCCTCGAACTTTAAGACCAATGTTTTCACGTAGTCGCTTAATTTGTTCAGCAAATAATTGATGAATGTTACTTGATTCGTCCCAACCTGCAGTTGTTGCAACAGAATAATATTCATTTTCAAGTACTTCGTTCATCACATTAATTACATTGTTCGTACCATCGGTACCACCAGTTAATTGATTTGAACCACTCAATTGGAAAAGAGAAGCATTATCCAAGTTTTGTCTTTCTTCAGGAGTAAGTTCCTTAGCCCCATTAATTAATTTATTAAAAGCTTCTTTGGCTTTATCAGTAATCTTAAACTTCACATATTCATTTTCAAACTCTAATTCATTAAGTGAATTAATGCCCAATTTGTTTACATCAAGTTTACTATCTAAAAAAACTCTAAATTGTACTCCCTTAATTGTTTGCTGATCTAAAATTTTTGTACCTAAAATTGTAGTAATAACATAGTCAGTGATTCCATTATTATTTGTATCAGCCTGATTCAAATCAACGGTAATGTTATTTCCAACAACACCTGGATTCTTCGCTTCAATACTAATATCAATTTGACCATTTTCTGATTTTGATCCATCAAACTTAGCTTTAGTCCCACCATTAACTGAATTAACAAGTAAAATAGTTTCAGCACCCTTTAATGCCTCTCGCACTGGAGCAAGTTCAGGGTCACTTAGTTTATGTCCTGTTAACTCTTCAAAATTACTTGATGCATCTAATGTAATGACACCATTTTTACCCCAGCCAAGCGGCTTGTTTTGAAACATTAACAAACGACCTAAAGGACTGTTAACAACAGGCTTTCCATTACCCTTAACATTAATATAGACACCTGGTCTACGTTTATTTTGTGCTTTCCAAGTTCCACCAGCCATTTAAATACCCTCCTTAAACTTCTTGATTGCTTGCTTAACCTGTGCAAGTGTGTATTCTTTATTATCTTCTAGAACAATATTGATAATATCTTTATCAGTAGTATTAAAAGTATTGCTCATTTTTAAGCCTAACTTTGTAAAAGTAGGCTCTTTTACTGCTGTTTTATTAGCAGTAGTTTTAGTTTTCTTTGATTCCACCATTAATATCAAGACTCCTTTGCATTGGTGTGTGATCAACTTTATACATATTCAATAAAAGGTCAAATTGCATAGTTAGCGTTTCTTCTTTTGGATCTGTATTAATATCACGGTTACGAACCGTAGAATACTCGTCCAACCGAGTAAAATTGTCTAATAATAATTCTTCCACTCTATTTAAATCAGCGTTTGGAGCTTCAGGATTAGCAAAATAAACAATTTGATAGGATACTGTGCGATCTTGAATATCAAAAAAGCGGTTCTTAGATTGTGTCAAAGTTTTAATAATGTAAAAACTCGGCACATCAAAACCGCTTGTTTGATTTTCTGTATAAATCGTTGTTTCGGGAAAAATTTCTGCTAATTTATCCACAATTCTTTGTATTATATCTTCCATTATTCCAATATTTTTTCAAATGCCCATAATCCTGGTGTAATTAATTGAGGTAATTGCATATTCACTTGATTAAGCGAACGTTGCATGAACCATTGTCCTGGCACCCAACTAGCTTTCAAACGTTTACCAATTGCAGGAACATATCTCCCTGGAGTTTGTCTATGACCTCTTTCAACATATGAAGCGTATTCCATATTGTTATTAAGTGTGATAGTCCATCCACCACCTGAATGGCTGGGACCATCAACCTCCCATGCTCTTCTTAAGCCACCTGAATCCACTGGAGTATTAGCCTTAAAAGTTCTAAGTGCTTGTACACCAATGTTACGACTACTTTTACTTAATTCTCTTTTAATATCTCCATGCTTGATTCTTCCTTTAACTCGGTCAGCCCATGCTTGAAAATCAGCATCGTCAATTTCTCCTAATGACATAAGTAATCACGCCTTTTCATCCCTAGTCATAGCTAATTCCTGATGACTGTAATAACCTGTGTACCCTTTGCTAGCACGTTTATATTTAGACGTTTGCCCATTCTGGTCAGTGACATAGATAATCGCACCAGCAGGAATATTAATTCCGTTTCGAATTAATAGCTTAGCATCATATTGATCAGTACCATAAAATGACTGATTCCCTGCAGATTGTCCTTTAAGAATAACTTTCGCGGGCTCATTTTCGACAATTGTTGTTGAAACATTATTAGTAATGTGATTTTTAACAACAGGTTTGGTACCAGTAATTTTTACTTTATCAGTCCATAAAATGGGAATGGTTTTCTTTAAGGCTTTAAAGTAATTCATATTACCACTTTATCCTTCTAAAATTATTAAGAACATTAATATCATTATCACTAATAGGATTTATGTTTTGCAAAGCGTTATAAATTTCACTCTTAGATCTAAAGGTCACACTAGTATCACCTTCGTTGAGAGATTGAATATTATAAGTACCATCGCTTCCTTCAACCCTTGATAATAAATCATGAGTATCAATCATTCGAATAACCATTGTAACCATAGTACGATCTAATTCTTGAGGTAACTCATCAATAGAAATGTTAGTGTAATTTGCTACATCTTGAATAGTTTTACTTAAAGAAAAAGTAAGAAGATCTGTGTATAGTTCTTCTCGCTTTCGTTTCATTTCTTCTTTAGCTTTAGCGATAACCTCATTATCTTCGGTTAGGGATGCAGTGGATTCATCAATCTCAAAAGGAACCAACAATTTAATTTGCTCTAACATAGCTCCATAGCGTTCAAGATCTAGCATTTTTTACCCCTACTTTACTAAAGCTAATAATTCATCCTTAGTATTTTTACCAGCAAAATCAATATTTTGCTTAGTTAAATAAGCCTTGATTTCTTCAACGGTATTGTTCTTATTTGGCTTAGCATCATTCTTTGCAGTTTCTTTACGACCTGAACCAGTAGAGTCAGCAGCGGACTTATCTGCAATAAAGAATTCAACACCTCGGAACTTTGGCTTAAGCAATAATACATCATCATATGATTGTTCATAGTAAAGGTAATTACCTGAAGTAGCTGCACTTGGAGCATCAAAACCTGCCCATGAGTACTTTTCAGGAGCAATTTGTGATCCATTCCAAATAAGCATCATCTTAATTTGCTTTGCATCGTCAACTTCCTTAGATCCATCAGTAAAGTCAAACTTTGTTTGGAATAAGTCTTCAGGAACTGCAACCACAGTTACTTCATCAAGTGAACGAACTGTACGATTAATATTTTGAGCATCCCCCACAACAATAGTACGGTTTACTGCTTCAGCTTCCTTAAGTAAGTAATAAGTTGCAGTGTCAGTATAAAGAATACGGCCTTGCGCTGGAACTCTAGCAAGATCAAGATTTCTCATCATTTGATCGTAAGCCTTAAGAGCATTGCTTGCATCAAGTGACTCGGTATGAATACCTGCATTTTCTTCTAATCCTTCATCAACATTAATCTTTTGGCGTTGATCGAATAACTTAGAAAACATTTCACGGTCTTTTTCAGGCATTTTAGAATCTTGATTGTATTGCTTAGTAATATTTGCCATTGATACAACTTGATTGGTTTCATCAACATCAAGAGGATCAACCAAAGTACTCCAATAACGGTCATTAGTTAATTCATAGACATCATAATCTAGTGAATAATTTGCCGCAGGTGTAGTTACTGTACGTCTTGCGCGATCTTTACGACCACTTAAAATTTGTAAACGTGGAACCTTGATATGTTTAGCATCAAGGAAGTTAATTTGATTATTTGATGGTGATTGCCACAAAACGCTTGAGTACAAATCTGTAGGATAAAAACCATCAATAACAGCTTGTTGGTATTTTTCAGCATAGTTAATAGCCATTAGTTATTATTCTCCTTTAAATACATTTACCATTTGTTGAACTGGATCAGTTTCAGCAGGCTTACCATTGGAAGGCTGATAATCTTGCTTTTGTCCTTCATTAAATAAATAAGAATCACTTTGCTTAATTGACTTAATTTGACTGTCCAAACCAGTTAGATTACCTTCTTTATCTAGTTTGATTTCATTCATATCAAGTAATCCTTTAATAGCCTTCGTGTTTCTAACCCCAGCTTTAGAGAGTTCTCCATCTAAGGCACTATTTAAGCGTGTTTGACTAAGCTTAGTTGATAGATCCGCGGTATCTTTCTCATACTTAGCCTGCAATTCTTTATAAGAATTAGATAGCTCCTCATTATCCTTAGCATTCTTACGCAGTTTTTTTAAATCCTTATCGCGTTCTTTTAGTTGAGCCTTCAAGGCTTCATTTTCTTCCTGCATTTCTGCACTAGAGGACTTAGCCTTCTCAATATCTGCTCCATTTAAATCCATAATTTGATTAATTACAGATTCTTCTAATCCCAGCTCTTTCAATTGATCTCTTTTCATAATTTCTCCTATCCTTTCACACGTTTTATACGAGTTCGCCTCTCCTAAGGTATAAAAAATAAGCAGTTTTACGACTTACTTAGGTCAAAATTATTATTGATTTATTATCCAATAAACATTAATTCCGAATGTGTCTTTCATGAAATGAATATACCATATGTTAAGAACTGTTCCTGCAACAAAAAATAACACAAAAACAACTAGTACAGCTAAAATATATAGCAAAATTGTAAACCATTCGCTATATCTAACCTTATCCCATAGTTCTTTCATAAAGCACCTATATAATTACATAATAAAAAGCGAATCCTTGATATAAGAACTCGCTTAGTTTTGTTATTTATTGTGAAAACAAAAAAATAATTATAATCCTTCAAGGTCATCTATCCAATCAGGATCATACTTAACATTTTTATATACTTGTTTACCAATTGCTAAATTAAAATTAGCAAGTATTTGTTCATAACGCTTAATCATATAAGGCATTACTTCGTTACGTGATAATTCTCCAATATTAACAAGGTCTTCAATATATTTTTTATTATAGTCAGATGCTTTATTACTAATTTCTTCTAAATACTCCTTAGAACATTCATTAGTAAAATCACCATATTCATATGGAACGCCATATTTTAATAATGGAGCCAAATATTCTTGAGGTAATATTTTACCAGTTGACCTATTGACGGTATAAAAATAATAATCAACCGCAAAAACATAATATTTATCGTTTTTAGCCAATAATTTAATCATCATGGTTACCTCCAATTACTTTATATTTTATACCGTCTTGTTTTAGTTTTTGTTGTAATGTTTTAGTCAATTCTTCTTTAGATATAATAATTAACTCAATATCTTTTTTAGTAAGTGAGCCATGAATTTGTGCTTCATTATAAAACTTACTTGGGTCTTTTAAGAACTGATTAATATTAGTATAATCATCACTCAATTTTCTATTTGGGTCTCTCCATAGCTTTTGACCCATATTTAGCCCATCATCTGCTTTAAACTTCCACATGCTACGTAAATATGATGGGTTGGGCTCACCTAATTTAGCGGCTCTATTCAACTCTTGATTTAATGAATACTTGCCTAAACCCAAACTGTCCCCATGAAAATAAGTAATTCTATCTCTAATTTCATTTTTAAATATAACCTTAGTGCTACCATACGGGTCTAAAACACTATAATCTGGTTCTTTATCTCGATTGTCCCATAAGTACCCGTACTTTTCAAACTCATTAGGCTTTAAATTATTCATTTCCTTTGGGGACAAATTGAATAACTTTGCGGTGGCTTCTTTTCTTAATGAAGGGTTATAAGCACCGCCACTTGATTTTGTCTCTAATTGAGTTTTAAAACCATTATCTAAAATACTTTCTAAATCAGAAGTATGGACCCTCATTCTAATTTCAACAGTAGGTAAGACACTTAACTTAGCTACTTTATTAGCTTGTTCAATTAAGTTAGCCTTAACAGCATTTCGAGTAGATATATCTTCAGGCTTTGAACTTGGTCTTTCATTCCAGCGCCTATCTATGTAATCCGAGATACTTACTTCATTAATATACTGTAGTGTCTTAGGCACATCTTTGCTTTTAGGAGGTTTATTTAGATAGCCAGTAACGTTATAAGGCAACTTCAAGAATTTAGCTACATCTAGTTTAGAGATGTTTTGCATTTGGATCCATTCGTTAGCTGTAAGAATATGTAGCCTACGATTCTTCTCCCATTCAGCATAAAGCTGATTCTTTATCCATCTACCTTTACCGCTAATATAATCTCTAGACCACCTTGTAGTTATGCCAGGTAGTCCTTTAATATATGGAACTGTAGTGCACCTACAGTAGGGATGGATCAAGGGATAATTGAGACCTTCAACTTTATTTTTGGTACTAAAAATGCGCCCATCTAAATGAGCGCACCGTTCACAGGTATGACTTTCTAAAGTAGCGAGATATTCATACTGCTCAATCTTTGAATCTTCATAAAACTTAGCTGTAGCTTGTTCTGCAGCATGTCCCATTTCAGTTACAACAAGACGGTGAATATTTGAATTAACCACACCTTGAAACCTATCTCTTAGCATTTGTTCAACACGAGTATGGGAATATCCTAAAGCAATTGAACGGAACATTACATCTGTTAAAACTTCAGGCATAACTTTTGTATAGTTATTCCAAATTCTTTTACTAAAGTCACTCCCCTTCCAAGGCTGGTAAACAATATCTTTTAATTCTTGTTCATTAAAATGTGCCAAGTTAACATCAATGCCACCTACTACCAAATATCTATTGTAATTTTCTAGTAAATAAGTATCTTGATACCGTTGAGCTAGCGCTAATGCCATATTAGCTTCTTCACTATCAGCATAACTAGCAGCTAGATTTTGATATTGTTTATATAATTCCTTAAGTCTAGCAATTCTAGATTTATAGTAAGCAGAATTCAATTCTTTTTCATAGCCACTAGCTTTTGCCTTTGCTTCAAACTCTGCTAATGTCATATCAAATTTAGAAGTATCAATAGAATTCAAATAATGAGCCGCTTGTTTTAGTGACTGATTATTTGAATTAGCGTATTTACTTAACCAATTCTTTGATTCTTTTATAAATTCATTTTCAAGATCCTTAAGACGAGAACGCATCGCAACTTCATATTCAGCAGTAGACTCCATTTCTTTCTGTTTAGCTAACAGAACTCGTTTTTTCCAGTAATCTTGTGCTTTCATAGGAAGTTACCTAACTATTTTCTTTATTTGCCTGCTCTGGTTTATCAGAATTGTTTTTATTATCCTCTGCGTAATCTTCATCTTCAGAATTATTAAAGCTCTGAGACGATCTAAAACCGTCACTATTTTGAATATCTTCTTTCTGGTCTTTTAATTCTTGTTGCCAATCGTCAACAATCGGATTAGCTCTAGCAATTGCTTCTTTAGAGGAATAGTTTGCTACAGTAGCTACAGTTTGAGCTTTAGCAAGATCATCTTCAACTCTAGTACGTTTCCAAGTTTGAGTAATTTTACGCCCCTCAGGATCTTTCAAATTCAAATAACGCATAATTGCTCGAATTAAATCATTGATTGAATTAGTAAAGTAAGCTTGAGTATTAGCAGCTTTCAATTCTAGATTAGAATAAAGCATTTTAATGGCAGTTCCACTAGCATTGGTAGTTTCAAACTTATTAGGATCAATACCTTGACCCTCTGTAAAAATATTCTCCCTCGTTAAATCTAGAAGTGTTTTACGGGCTTCAACGGGAATATCGATCGTAAGCTTTTCTACACCTGATTTATCCCCGTTCCCTGCATTATTAAACTTAATAGCCTTATAATCTCTTAAAGTATCCATAAATTCTTTAAGATCAGTTCCACCATAATTATTAAGAACAAGAATAACCTGTTGAACATCAGATACATCATTTAAAAAGCCATTATAAATATGGTCATATGCATCAATTAAACCTTTATATTTAAATAAATCAGGTTTTTGATAAATATTCTTAGGAAACGGAATAAACGGCACACGCCCCAAATTATGAGTATACGTGTTACTTTGTCCCGTCTCATAGCCTGCTGTAGTATCGTATGACACAATCTTATTAAAGGGTTCAATTACAGTTTGATCACTAGCTTTGGTTTTAAAAAATTGAGCTTCTTGATCATTCCAATATTCGTGTACAGTAAAATATTTACCTACATCTGTATCTAATTGTTTATAAGAACGTAATACTCCCAATAGCTTATTATCCAGCGTTGTATCATAAACAGGTGTAATTTGTGACGGTGTAACAATTCCGTATCTAAAATTATTATCTTCATCAATCCAATAATGTAGCCAACCTACTCCAGCATTAGCAGCATCAATTACTTCTTTATTAATGACTAAGGCGAATTGATCTCCCAATACATCCCTAATCCGTTGATTATCCGTATCACTGTCTACATCTATTTGTGGTGCCACAGTAGCCACGTAACCAGCTTCTTGATCTACCAGTAACTGGTGCAGGTTGTTAGATACACGGTTATCAGCTCTTCTTAAGGGATCTTTTTTCCCATCTTCTTTAACAATGGATTTTCCATTAGTTCTTAACGTAATATCATTTTCATTATTGTAGTACTTGATTGATTTTTCATATCTGTCAGAAAACCTTTTGTGTTGAGTACCAGTATTTTTTAGTAATTCCTTCAATGCTTTTACGTCCAAGGAATAAAGCCCCCTTTCACATTCTTTGAGTAAATTCCATATCTTAATGCATCTAGTCGGTCATTATGTCTAACGTCATTTTCTTTTAAAGGTTGGCCTGTATTTTCATCCCAAGCATATTGGTAGATTTCATTCATTAAACCTTGGGAACAAGACTTAGCAACAAAGAATTTTCCTTCACGCATCTTCTGTGCAACACATTCAATACCAGGTAATACATTTTTATTAGCGTTGATACAGTTTATACCAGCTGCTTGAAATTCATTAACATTATCAGGACGAGCCGAATCAGCATAAAAAATAAGATTGCGTCCAAACTCACCTTGTAAGTTCTGTGCAATCTTAACCCAGTAATTAATAAATTTATGTTTTTTCGTATAATCACGAATTACGTAAGTATTACCTTGATCATCGTCCCCTAATAAAAGAATTGGATTAGGGTGTTCAAATCCCCAGTCAACGCCGCAATAATATTGAAGATCTTCAGGAATTTTATCATCATCAATAACCATTTGTTTTGCATCAAAGTCCTGATAAACAATACCTTCACCAGTAACCCATAAGCCCAAAATATCACGATCATAAAACATCCCTTTAGGCTTAGATGCTTTCATAGATTTAACATATCCAGGATCAAGGAAAGTATTATCATCAATCGTGAAATTAAATGAAACAATTCCAGAATCAGGGTCTTTATTATCAATAAAATCCAACTTTAACCAATGTGTGGGAATATCAGGGTTAGTATCGCAAATAATATGTGATCCAGGTTGTGAACAACGGTTTTGAATTTCATTGAATACTTCATGATTAGCAAGGGATGCTTCATTTACATATGCTCCATAAGAAGTAAAACCACGAGCACTTGATAATCCTGAAATAGACCCCGTATAAACAGGAACAATATCGACACCGAACAAATGATAATGATTGTGAAAATCAGGTTTTAAAGTTAAACCAAATTGTGTCTGTAACTCAGAAATCACATTATTATAAATTGAACCAGATGTTGCACCTGCAAGAATAAATCTTGGGTGTTTATCCCCTCGTAATCGGGCTAACTCTGCTACTCGTTTCAATTCATTAAGAAACAAAACATTATCAATAAAAGTTTTCCCCGACCGAACAGCTCCAGACAGAATCATAATTTTAAACGGCTTAGTTTTATAAGTATGGAATACTTCAACTTGTTTGGGGGTAAAGAAATCAGTTATTGCCACTCTTCTTATCCTCCTTTATTAAAGTATCTAACATCTTATCAAGCAGTTGTTCCATGTCTTGACCATTATCTTCCATTGCTTTAGCTCTAGCTTCAGCAACACGAGCATCAGCATTAGCTTTACGAATTCTAGCAGCATCAAGTTCGGGAGTTCCATTATCTGCAAACAAACCAGCTTGCTTTAATACTGTTTGAATCGCTTGAAGCTTAACCATTTCAGATTTACCATTGCGAATTAATTTAAGTAATTCTTTTATGGCATCTGGTAAAGCATTATTTAATTGAGAAATACTGTATTCATGTTGAGCTTCCTTGAATAATGGATCTTTTTTCCACTTCCATAAGGTGACTGTTGAACGATTAATCTTTTTAGCAATTTCTTCATCTTTCAAATCACCTTCAAAAAGCAACTTAACAGCTTCTTGATGCTTTTTATCTAATTTTGAAAAAGCACTGTATTCTTTATTTTTCTTAATCGTCAAACCATATCACCACCGCCTTAATTTATACAAAACAAAAAGAACGGTTAATTCCGTTCTTACAATTATCACTTTATTTAACAGTAACTAAGGATGATGCAGGTATCAAATCCTGCTCCGTGTGCATCGGCTCAAAATCATTGAAAAAGACATTTTACACATTTATCATCCTAGGATATTACAGTCATCGTTTAATTTTTCGACAATACTATAATAACCTGATTTATATTCGGGTAGTATTCATACTTAGTACGTATTTATTCCGTTTCAATAAGTTTTATCACTTTATCGCAATGATTCTTTACTTGCCATCCTTCAAACGAGTATGCAAAAGAAATCAAAGCGTGCTTACGATAAACAGAAAATGAAGTATGTTCTCGGTATATTAAGGGCTGAATATCTACCCAGCGTTGATGGTTAATATAAAGACCAATCAAGATCTTTTTAGAAACGGGATCAACCCCATAATGCAAGGCATCATTAACAGACTTAACAATATTTTGCGCATCTAAACCATTAATCAAGTTAATTTCAACATTATTAAAATTGCTTGAACCTGGTGCTCCATTTAAATTAGGAGAAGCTAAATCCGTCATTCGACTTCCGCTCATCAACACAATTCTTTCTAAGTCTCTCTTGAAAAAATTAGTTACATTTTCATAAGTTTTCTGTTCATTAAGTTTGGGCAATAAATCCACACTATCACTCCGCATTTAAATATTGTTTGATAGCTTTAGTGGCTACCATTGACATAGGCACCTTATTTTTCTCGCAATGTTTCTTTAGTTCATCATATACATACGAATCAATTAAAATTTCCATTTTAACTCCTTATTTAGCCAAGAATTATTTCCTTGCTTTTTAAACACTTCTGAATTACAAGTTTTATAAATTGCTTCATCAGGTATCTCCCACCAATATAATGATATTTTAGAAACTGTATATCCTAATTTTTCAGCTTTTAAAATTGCCCTTTGAGATCTACAATTTGAAATTCCAACATAATTACATATTCCTTGAGCATATGAGGTATAAAAATCAGGTCTACCTTTATAAGAAATTTTATATTTAAACTTTGTTCTATAATTCAAACCATAAATTTTCTTTATTCTTAGCACCCTAGGTTTATCAACTTTTAGTTTTTCATAAATATAGTGAGCTGGATATCCCCGTTCAATAAGCTTTTTGATCTTTAAATCATTTTCATCTGGTTCAAAATCAGTAGGCTCAATATACTTATCAGCTAATAATTTTTGTGCAGCAATTAAATCTGGATCAGAATCAGGAGTATGTGTAATTGATCCATGACGTTCTTCAGCTTTATGAATATAAAGTAAAGCATTTTGAAATCTAGTCAAAGCCATATCCTTGAAGCCCTCCATCTACTATCATTAATGCATCTTTTACAGATCTAGCAATTCCATGAATCACATTATGGGATGCAAGAAATTCATGAAACCGAATTTGATCGGGTCTTGGTTTTCCAGTTTTTGACTTAACTTCAATGTAGAAAATTTGATTATCTACCCATCTAAAACCGTACAGGTCTGGATGCCCTTGAGGCAATCCTGTATCAAACCAGCGGCCATCAATTGTTTGAACTTTACCAACATTAGCTCTAAAAACAGTACACTTATGTTGAGATAAAGCTACTTGAATTTCTTTTTGAATTTCATGTTCTGATTTCATAAATTTAATGACTTTCTTGATTTTCTGAAATCAATTCAGTTTGACTAGCTTCTAAATTGACCATTAATGGGCCTGTAGCAATCTCATTTAGTTTATCTAACACGATATCATTAGTATCTGCAGCTAATTGAATAGTAACCATACCATCTTTAACTTTAAAATTAGAAATTTCACCTTTAAATTGAATAACTTTTCCGTGCATAATCTTTACCTCGTTTAATTTAATAAGTAATTTTAATCTTTAGAGTTGAAGTTCCAGCACTAGGAACATCTTTTTGTATTTCAATATCAGGATCTTCTAAAGATCCAACTTGCTTTTCAAAAGCTTTAATATCATTAATAACACTTTGAATCTGTTTATTAATTTTTGTTGTCGCCATATGTCTTACTCATTAATATTGATCTATCTTTGGATTTTTCACTGCTAATCTTCTAACTGTCTCACAAGCTTCAGTCCTATTTCCACCACTAAAATTTTGAGGAAAAGTAGGTAAATATTCTTCATCTACATCAATCAGTAACTTAATATCTTTCAAAGCACCTTTATAAGTATTAAAAAAATGCATCAAGCATTCCACATTGCAAAATACTGCTCCAGATGGCAAAAATGAACGATCAATAAAAATCACATCATTAGTATCATCTAATTGATTACTACAATATTCACATTCGTATCCTCTATTCATTTCCACTTACACCCCACTTATATTCGTCAATTTCTATTGAAAAAATTTTATTTCTTACTAATTCATCAATTTTAAAATCTGGTAAATTGGTAGGTACATCAAACTCAAAATAATGTTGTCTAATGCCTTCAGTATAATAATTAACCTCTATAGTTTTCATCTTTATGCTCCTTTAAATATCTCAACGCTAAAATTGAATATCCTGCCATATCAAGCAATGTATCTTCAAGTGATTCATCGTTTTCTTTGAGCTCATTATTAGTAATTAGGTGTTCAATTCGATTGTATTTATCAGACAAGCGCACACCAATCACTGATAAACCATATTATCAACCGATTTAGTAAAACTGTCACCATAGGCTTTATTTTTAGATTGGAGAACATTGGCTAAATTATCCGTATATTTTTGAAATATATTTCCACACATTAATAATCGCCTCTTTTTATTTTTTTGATTAATAAACTTTTTCTAAATTTAAGCCCTACATTACTAATTGGAAGAGCTAATCTAGCTATAACACCGTTCATAGTCCGATCATTTTTATACTTATCTACCAAATAAGAATTACGAACTAAACTCTCATTAATAAGATAAATTTCTTTTTGAAGCATTTTCTTTCTAATTCTTCGTTTCATAATTTATTACCCATTCTTTTACATAAATAACTTTTTGTACCGAGGGCAAGCCACGGGATTTTTATTATGCGGAATCACTCCACACCAAAATCTTTCCATATTAGTCTTTTCCTTCTTGTTGATTATTAGTTACAGCTTTCATATAACCTGTAAAAACATGATCTGCAATTTTATATGGATCTTGATCTTTATTGCAATGATGTTCGGCATACTTAAGAATGTTTAAATAAGTCATAACCATCGTTTCATTAGCAACTTCAAGATCATTTCTTTCTGTATTCATTAATTAATCCTTTTAAATATTAAAGTTACGCTATAATCTTTACCTGCACCAACCATAACCGTCCTTTATCCTTACTCTCTCAAGACTTCATAAAGATCAAAGATCTAAAAAGTTATAGTAATTTTTGAAAAACTCTTTAACGCTATTAGCCCTTATAATAATATATATATTATTTTATTTACTTTTATTAGTTATTTACTGTAGTAGTATAACTAACTAACTTAAGCATAGATATATCAAGAGTTTCAGGAGTTACACTAAGTATAACCAACTGGATCTTAATGTAACTTTTTAGCAAAACCTGCTACTGTTTTGCCGTCAACCTTTTTTCTAGCACCAACTTCATAACCTAAATGCTCCATGAAATATCTAACATCTCGAGCATCTTTGGTATTTCTACTTAATGCATCCCTATCCTTAAAGATTTCAAATGCAAGTTCATAATTAGAAATAAACTCTTTCTTTGCGAATTTATTTTCAAGAACAGTATTAAGTTCGTCTTCAAGACCTGAAGTATAACGAAATTGCTTTCTATTCTCTGCTAATAATTCTCTTTGGTGCTTATCTAACAGAAACGGCTCTTTAGTATTTTTATAAAGCCACACCGCTTCACCCCAGACTTGTTGAACGTATTCATCATTTAAATCTGTGATAGGAGATTTCTTTTGTTTATCTGCATTCGCAAATATTGAAATAAATCTTCTATCTCCTGATCTATCCTTTAAGTGACGAATTTCATTGGTGGTTCTAGCAATAACGAACTTCTTTAAGAAAATATCTGATTTATGAGCATATGCTTTACGATATTCAAACTGTTGCATTGTAATAAATTTCTTTATTTCTTCAAAACTCGCATCATTTGAAGCAGTCATTTCATCATCATTAACAATTAAAGCATTTTTCATAACTTCGAAATCGTCTTTATTTGAAAATGTATTGAACTGATCTGTATAAAGTCCTAGTGGTGCTGTTTTTTGTAGCAGCGAAGTTTTACCTACGCCTTGACCACCAACCAAATCTAAAACAAAATCAAATTTAACTTTTGGATTATAGGCTTTTGCGACTGCCCCCATAAACCATAATGTTGTAATAAGCCGTGTAGTTTCTTCATTGGGTGCCCCAAGATAATCAACAAAATAAGTTTCTAAACGATGTTTTTTATCCCAGAGAGCATAGGCTTTATTCATGTACTCAATTACTGGATTATAAGTATTCATATGAGCAACATTGGTAACTCCTTGATCAATTACTTGATTTTTAAAAACCGCCCCTCTATATTTTTTAGACGACTCTATGTAAAGTTCAACCGTATTAATTACTTGATCTGTGTATCGACCTTTATAAATCTTTAGAATTCCAATACTTGTTTCAAGTTTTACATCTTTAACTACATCAATTTCACTAGTGAACTCATTGAATTTGAATAAACCTTGAAGATTTTCATCGGTTTTAAGAATTAGAACTATATTTTTAATCGAAGTAGTTTTAAGAGAACCATCTTTAGTTTCTTCGAACAAAGTTCTATGATTTTGCTCTTGCTTGAGTTTATTAGCATTCTCTTGGTTAAGTTTTATTGTTTTATTTTTAGTCACTATTTAATTCTCTCCTCCTTATTTCTTTTTCAATCATTGAGTTTACAGTTCTTTCGACCTCATTAAAGGGTAATGAATTTTCAGTATTATCATTTGCAATAACGGCTAATTTAGCAGCTACTTCAGGATCAACATTGCGGAACAATAAACCACCTACGAAACTAGCTAATGCATTGTTTCTGCCACCCGTTTTTCCTAGCCCGTTAACGATTTTTTCAAACAGTTCAGTAGTTTGAGTTTTTCCAGTAGGTTTATAGCTTTCAAGTTGTTCAACTGGTTTAAACTCTTTTTGTTTTTCTAAGATAAGGTCAATTAATTCTTGAGGCGGATTTCTCATTGGCTCATTGTTTAGCCATTGATATTTCTTATCACCTAATTGACTGGGAGCTACAACAACATAATTATTTTTGTGAGCTTTCAAATCAACTGAAGGTAAGAATCCAATATTTTGTTGAATCTTTAAATCTTTAGGCTTAGTAAAGAAGAAATGGAAGCCGTCATGTGCGGTGCGTTCGGTCAAGGTGTCTTTAAACCAATCATCATGATCTAATGCCTTAATAGATTTCATGCCATCTTCTTCACCGTGACGATCCACATCAATTACAAAGAATTTATCCGTTTTAAGTGCAATGTTTGCCATTGGATATTTTTTCCAGATCTGCTTAATTTCATCGTCCTCAAGGGACGGTTTATTTGCAAACTTGATTAAGGGACGCTTATTACTGCCAATTGGAATCACACTAAAGCCATGATCTGCGTAGTTCAACGCATAGTTAACTAAGTTGGGATGCATAAGATTACCTCACATATTAGAGCCACGGACGATCTTCAATGTCACAATCATATTTTTGATTACCATAATCAATATTTACTTTAGGTTTGGGCAATTCTAGGTAAGATTTGACTGTACGTTTTTGAACTGTCCATTTAGTCCAAACTGGATCTTCATCACAACCTGGATACCATAGACCATTACCATGATTCTTTTTAATGGCCACTTCAAAGCTTAAAAACTTTTCTCTACCCTCCGTTTGTGTTAAAAGCTCATGTACAGTTTGTGGATCAACTGTAGTGTAGAGAGGGTAAGTTTTAGTTCCTAATACTACAAATAATTCTGTTTTTGGATACTTAATATCATTCATTTTTTATTTACCTTTCTTACTTACCAAATGGTAAATCATCATCTGAAATTTCAAGATCACTGCCTGTATTGTTTGCAAATGGATCTTGATTTTCATCAACTTCAATAGCTTTTGGTTGTTCTACTCTCCCAAATTCATAATTTCTATAAGGATTATCTGGATTCTTTTTGTTAGGTGATTCTTTAATCGTCATCATCAATACTTTTCCTTTGGCTGGCGTAAGGGTGGCAGCTAAATCCTCATAAGCGTCAGTTTCAGAATCATGATCAAAATCGCTGTCAGGAATTGGCATATCAACCATTTCGCCGATTACTTGAAGCATTGAAATTGATCTTGCAATAACAAATTGTGGCATTGGATTACCTTTAGAGGTAGTTTGGGCAAGAGTTGGAAAAATTGATTCTTTTTTACCTTCATACTTACCTTCAATGACTAAAAAACTTAGCATCAAGAAATCGCGATCTTTAGTGGCGTTATGAGTTACTCCATCTAGGCTCACTTTATAAGTTCCAGCTGGGATTTTTTCAAAAGCGCCATATTCTTTACCTGATTTTGGATCAAAACCTGACTTCTTAACTTCATTTAATGCATCTAATAAACTCATATTTACTTATTCTCCTTTTTCTTTGCCTGTAATTTTGCTAAATCTTCCTTTTTGAACATCCCTTTGCAGGATTCAAGTAATTGTAAAACCCTATGATCTGTAATATTTGTCGGATCATACATTGTTCTAAGTGCTTTTACTTCTCTGAAATAAGAAGCATTTTGGCCATCACCAATCTTTTTTGTTCTAATAACCACATCGCAGTTACCGTTGACGATGTTATAGTATTTATTTTTAAGTGATGGCTCATAGGTAGTTACTCCAGTATTATCATCTGTGATGGCTAACTCTCTTGAAATGTAAATTACATTAAGTGGTAAAGCTTTCAAATCCATTACAAATTGTTGAAGTGCCGTGTTGAACATGGCGTAACCTTTTCCATAAGGAATATCTGATAAAGCTTGCACCCCAGCGTCAAGACAAATAGCCTGTTCGATCATTACGCAAATATCATCAATTACATCAATAACAACTGTCTTAAACTGCTGATCTGCTGGACGCTTAGGGTTCTCAACTTGAAGTGCCGTGATAATATCATCAATTTGTTTAATTGCAGATTGTTCAAGCTTACCTTGAGCATTTCTGATATTTCTAATTTGGATTGATGGGGCGCTTCCTTGTTCACTATTTCCATCAGTATTAAGAATCAATGGATTAGGGAAAAAGCTTGAAAAATAACTTTTACCCGACATTGTCGCACCCCAGATAAAGAAGTTATGTGGTTGCGACTTGGGTTTTAACGTTTGAACTTTAGGTAAATTAATCATTTGTTTTCTCCTCATACATGATTAATGCTAAATCGTTAATTTCATTTTCTAAACTAGGTGTAGCAACATCATCAATAATTTTTACTTTCATTTTGAATATCCTCTAATTTAATATTTTGAGCTTTCATAATTTTATGAATAAAAGCAATAGCTTCTGCTTTGGTTGGAAATTTCAAATCATAAATTCCTTCATCAATGCCTTGCAAGTATGGGACAGACACATTAAAGAAGTCTGCTAGTGCTTGCCACGTTTCTAATTTTGGCTCACGCTTTCCCGTTTCATATTGGCTTAAAGTATTATTTGCCATTCCTATTTTTTGACCTAATTCCTTAAGAGTTAGGTTATTTTTTTGTCTTAATTCTTTTAATCGATTCATCTTTTAATCAATCCTTTTCTTTTAGCTTGAAACCAAGCCCAACCTGGTTTATATGAATGTAACTTTGCATAAGCTTGCAATTCTCTTAAGCTACGAAGCTCACCAACTGATTTAGTAGCCACACTCTTTAGCAAATCGTTTTTAACCATTTCACGAATTGCATTTTGCCGTTCTTTAGAAGCTTCAACTAAATCAACATCACTTACTGGTTTAGCTTCATGAATTTTGATTGGATTCCTACAGATAGGACACTTTCCATCTTTTACTTCACTTGCTTTTACCACCGCAAAACAATAGTCACATGTAATAATTGAAAGCCCTGGATCAGTCAATAGCGTTTTGCTTTTCTGTTTCCCTGATTTAATGGCTTGCTTCCAATCACGATCATCATCAGGATAGCCAAACGTTTTAAAATTATTAGCATGGTCAATGATGATGGCAGTCTTGCCTTCACGTGGATTTAAGCAGCGCATTGAGAACTGCAGATATAAAGCAATTGATGCTGTAGGGCGTGCCATAATAACGCAGTCCACATTTGGTAAGTCCACACCTTCAGTAAAAAGATTTACGTTAACAAGTATCTTAATTTCTTGATCTCGAAATTTTCGCACCGCTAGATCACGTTTTTCTTTTGAAGTAGTTCCATCTACTTCAACTGCTGAAATCCCCTCAGAATTGAATTCATTAGCTATTTTGATAGCTGAATCAACGGAATAGGTATAAACTACTGCCTGCATCCCTTTAGCAATTCGCTTGTACTGCTTAACGATATGACCAAAAATTTTAGTAGACATCGCTTCTTGCATAGATTCCGCTGTATAATCTCCTGTACTCCCACGCTTTAAGGCTTTCACATCAAAATCATTAGGCGGTTGAAAGTATCTAAATGGCGCTAGGAATCCTTTTTCAGTAAGTTCATGAATTGATTGACCAACAATAATATCATCTGCAATCTGATCTAATTGCTGCCGTCCTGTTCTGTGTGGCGTAGCCGTAAACAATAAAACTATAGCTTTGGGAAACTTGTTTAAAATTCTTTGATAGCTTTTTGCCAGTGCATGATGTGCTTCATCAACCAAAATCACATTAGGAGTTGGCAGTTTATCAACCCTGCGAGTTAACGTTTGAACCATTCCAGCAGTCAATAAATTAGAATTTACCTCTTGCTTACTGAATGTTTTAACAGCTTGGTCAAGAACTTCTTTACGATGAATCAAGAACATTACATGGTTATTGTTTTTAGTAGTTCTTCTGGCTATTTCGGCCATTACTCACAGTTTTTCCTGTTCTTGGTGGGCTCTGGACAATAATCACGCGATGATTTTTCTTCATTGAATCAACTATTTTTCTGATTAAATCTTTTTGGTATGGTCTTAATTCGTAAATCCTAATCACGCTCCTTCCATAGCTTAGCCACCATATTAAAACTAGGGTAATTCTTTCTTTTCACTGCCCTCTTACCTAAATATCGAAGCTGGGCGTCAAAACTTTCATAATGTCTATAGGCTAATCTATAAGTAATAGTTTTAGCTAAGCGTCTGTCATTAGCTTTGGCAGCACGATCAAACAGTTTTCCCAATTCTCTATTTGACATTCCTTTTAGACTTATTTTCATAATGATAATTCCTTAAGTACTTGGTCCATGTCCAATTTAATAGCCATTACATAATCTCTGATCAATGTGGGATTTCCCGATTTCATAGCTTCTTCAATTCCATGTTTGGCATCTTTAAAATAATCTCTGATATGGGAATAATTAATTGGCTTACTTTCTTCCATGGCTCTTAAGATTTTCTCAGCCATTCTATAATCAGCAGGTTTCTTTCTATAAGAAGCTTCTTTAATTTCAAGCAAAACTTCACTAGGTTTCATCAAAGTCTCCTGGCAGATAAGAATAATGGCATCTGAGGCATGAGTCATATCATCTTTTTCAGCAAAATAACTAAAATTTTTCATTTGTTCTGCAATATACATTAATCAATAACCGTCTTTCTGTTAGATTTTAAGTGAGCACCTGAGATTTCTTTTCCAGCTTTTAAGTCTTTGTAAAGTAGCTTTTTATCAGGCTGGATAACTTCCTTACGAATCACATAATCGATCGGTAAATCTTTAGTAGCTTCTACAATTACCGAATCTCTATAATTTCTAGGCTTGAGTAAGTGGTTTTCAGTTTGAATTTCCTTTTTACCACTATCATCAATAGCCTGAGTTAAAAAGTCTTGAAGCCTATCAGTTTGCTTCTTAAGTTGAGTTTCAACATCTGAAAGCTGCTTTCTTTTACCTTTAAGCCATTCGATCTTCATTTTGTTTTCTTCGATCCAAGAAGCCACATTATCAAGCTTTTCATTTCTAGGAAGTTCAAGACTTTCTAAAGTGTCTGCTAAAGTTTCTGAATCAATATCCATTTCTTGAACCTGCTTAATAGCAGTATTTAGTTCAAATACGTTCATGATTTAACCTTTCTATCCAAATAATGCTGTAAGGACAATATGTGCAACGGCTGTATAACTAATCCCCATTAAGATAGCTAAAATCCAACCTGCTACTTCTTCAAAATGATCGTCTTCTTTTGTTGTCTTTTTTAATGGTCGATTCCATTGGATACGGCGTTTATTTTGCATTCCAATCAATTTCCTTTCTGTGTTCGTTCATCCAGATGGCTGCAGGATACTCAAAGATAGTAATTTTGCCACCTTTACCAGGATGAATATTGCTACACCAATCAGGTTCAAAAGGATAAAGGATGTTAGCTTTAACCCATGCAATACCGTGTGGTTTGGCATATTTTTTAGCAAACTCTTTGATCCCAATTGTTCTTCCAATTAGTGCATTTTCTGGAACATAGCCACGCTTTTTCATAACTTCATCAACCGCTTGGGTTAATTCACTAGAATCAATTGTCAATTGCATAATTACCACCTCTTTTTCTTGATGTTAAAGATTAATTTCTTTGTCCATGACTTCAACAACATATTTTTCTATGTTTTTTAGAAGATTACTTATTTCTTTGCTTCTTTCATTAACAGTGAAGTAATTATGCTTTTCTAATACTTCCCTATCAATCATCGTCCTCCTCCAAGTAAACTTCACTCATACCTAACAGGTCGCAAACATTTGCTAAAAGTTCATAATTCGAATCTTGCAAATCTCTAATTGCAAACTCCCTTTCTCCTGTTTTAACTCCACCATCTGTGATAGTAGAAACTTTACCGAAAACAGTTCCTGGTTCATTCAATCGAACTAGTTTCTTTAGTGCATCTTTAACATTGTCGTATTCAATCATTTCTTGTTAACCTCCTTCTCAATAGCTTTATATCCTGCGTTTGTGTAAAGCCATTGAGCTACTTCTTTATTAGAATATTGAGATTTACTATTTGCCCAGCGACCATATTTATTTTGTCCTGGTTGTTCAGCCTTTAGACCTAACTTATTAGCAATTCTTCCAACCATAGTTGCAGTGGTACCTAACTTCTTAGCAATGTCACTAGCCGAATATTCTTTTTGTTTCATAATTGGAACAATCATTTCACCCGTAATTGCCTTAGCAGCTTGCGCTAACAATAATTGTTTAGAACTATTAGATTCGGTTTTCATAGCAATTTTGTAAAGCATGGCAGCTTTTCTAGTTGCTGCATTATCCTTCATAACTGCTAAACGTTCTTGAGCGACCAAAGAAGGTTTATTTTCTTTAATAGCTACTCTCATATTGAAGTAGTTATCAACTAACTGATCGTAGATATCCCACGCTTTGTCATCGTCCATGATTTTCAAAAGCTTTGCATATCCACGTTCAGATAAGAGATAAACGTGTTGTGTTCTGTTACTACCAATTAGCTTGTTTTCTTTTGCAAATTCTCTAAATCCATCTGATGGATTTAGAAGATCAATGATGTCGATTCCATCTTTAAATCTTCTTCGATTCATATTGATAGCTTGATTGATCTGTCGTAATTCTTTTTGATGAACCATCGCAACATCTTTAGCTAACATTGCTTTCTTACTTTCACCAAATCCACCTTCAATTCCAGTGAATTCGATTTTGCCGATTTTTTCAGTTCCTAAAACTTTTAAAGCTTCCATGTTATTTCACATCCTCTTATTCCTTAATGTTTTTTCGAATACTTCATAAAATTGATCTGCAAAATTGGCATAAAGCTGTTGTGCTTCTCTTTTTCTATCAATTGGAATGTCGGCCCAAATTTTTACGTCATATGCCATTTTGACTAGTTCACCTATTGCATCACAGGGTTTCATTGGATAAAAAGTCAAATGACTAAAAGGCGGTTGGTAATCTGTAGCTTCATATAAAGCATCCAGTTTATGAACTAATTCTTGACGTTGCCTAAACATAAGCCTTTGAGGATTTTTATAAATCTCTCTGTTATTAGATAAATTAACTACTTGCGCCCTATGAACTGCGTCTTGAATAATTAGTTTCAATTCACTTTCAGATAGCTCCATTACTTACCTCTTTCTAAATTTTGAAATCACGAATGACTTTTAAAATGAATTGATTAGCTGCAGGATTAGTTTTTGTACCTGTCAGATAATTCGATACCTCTTGTTTGGTCATTCCATACATCTTAGCTAGGTCTGTAACCTTGATTCCGTTATCTTTGAGATAATTAGTGACAAGTTCGCGCCCAGGTTGAGTAGATGGCATATTAATCACCTTCCTTTTTTTATTTTTATAGGTAAGTAGAAAAGTAATAAAAAATATTGACATTTTTATACAATCGTATAAACTTAAAGTATAAGAAATAAGCGTTAACAAGCCCTCAAACTGTTTGTTAAGCTGCTATTTTTAGTGCTTTTTTTATTACTATTTAACTTACAAAAATAATATTACTACGTTTCGTATAAAAATCAAGTATTTTTTATACTTTCGTGTAAATTATTTTTATATTTTTGGAGAAACGTTATTATGTCAGTATTTGAAAGAATAAAAAAACTTTCTGAAAAACGAGGAATCAGTTTACAGAAAGTAGCAGAAGATAATGATTTCAGTTCTAATCTTATTTATAGATGGAAAAAATCTGATCCTAAAGGAAAAGATTTAGCCAAAATAGCAGACTACTTTCATGTAACCACTGATTACATTTTGGGTCTAACTGATAATCCCAGCATTCCAACCTCAACCGATAAACGTCGCCTAACATGGCGTGATCTAGGTCAAAGT